TGAACTTCCGAACGACGAGTTCCGCACGGATCTCCACTCGCTGTGGTACCGCCGGCGCTGCGGGATCGTCCCGACGGATACGGCTAGCACGCATCGTCCGTACGACGCAGATGCCGCGAAAGGCGCACACGACCCGACGATCAGCGCCGGACGCGGATATCCGATTGGCAGTGGGATCGACGTCGCCCGCTCGAGTGATCGTACCGTCCTCGTCACGCTGTGGTCGACCGGCCACTGGACGGTTCGGTACACCACTCGAGGGACCGACTATCCGACGCAGGAAAATGAGCTCATGGCCGACTCTCGCCTCGGCGGCGATCGTCACCACCCGGTCGCCATTGACGCCGTCGGCGAGGGATCCGGGCTGGCAGACTACCTGGACGACCGCCTCCCGGATCTCTACCGGTTTGGATCCGACAAGAAGCCGTTGACGGACGGTACTGGCGACGAGAACCCGTTCGGGCTGGTCAACTACAAGAGCCAGCGCGCCGAGGCGCTCGCTGCAGTTGGCCGAAAGCTTTCGGACGACCTCACCTACGGCGACGGCGACCTCCGAGAGGAGCTGGTGGCTGGCGCTCGAAGCATCGAGTTCAGCACTCGGACGCTCGACAACCGCGGGAAGAACGGCGCCGAGGTCGTGACGGTCAACTCGAAAGACGCAGTCAAAGAGCGTCTCGGCCGGTCGCCGGACATGCTCGATGCTGCGATGATGGCCGTCTGGGCTGCCGAGTGTACGCCGGACGGCTTCAGCGCAGATAACGCAGTGGTGTTCTAACACATATGCCAGAAGACACATCAAAGACGATTCGAGGCCGTGTCGGCGCTGCGGCGCGGGCACTGCTCGCGCCATCACAGGACGGCGATCCGAGCCCCCAGGCTCGAGACGAACGTCCGATCGTCATCGGCCGGCGCGAGCATACAGACGAACCGGACCGCGAAGACATCAAGGAGTGGCGGGATACCTACCGCGAGAACCCGCTGATCCGCGTCCCGATCCAGAACTTCGCGAGCGACGTCACCGAGCCCGGCGCCTCGGTCGCGGTCGACACTGGGTCGGAGGACTCGGACGTTCCTTCAGTCCCGACCGACTACCCGGACGAAGCCTACCGCGGGCAGGATCTCGATGTGGCGCTGGAGCTGTGGCTCGCCAACTGCTACGTCGACGGCTGGGACTTCGACGCGGACATCTCCGACCTGCTCGAGGCGTTCATCAAGGACCGCCGTGGCCGGCGCGGGACGGCGATCATCGAGCACGCGTACGACGACCCTCGAAAACGAGAACGGATCCTCGCACTCCGCCCGATCAAGGCCGAGACGATGACGGCCTACACTCGAGAGGGGAAGGGGATCGTCCTTCGGCCTGACGATAGTCCCAACGAGTTCGACTCCGTTGCAATCCAGGACCTCTCGAACACCGGCCGAGACACAGCACCCACAACACCAGCTGGCAAGACCGCTGCACTCGCCCAGTTCGATGACGTCTACGGCGCCGATGAGCGTGACGAGATTCCGTTCGCCCTTGACGACGTCACGGTCTCGCCGTACGACGCCGACACTGGCGAACTGTTTGGTCGCCCTGACTCCGCCCCAGTTGTTGATCGGGCCCAAGCAGTCTACAACAAGCTCGAGCACATCGACCAGGCGATCCTCAACACGGCGTTCGCGAACATCATCGCGAAGGTCGAGACGAACGACGAGGAGGTCGCCAAGAAGCTCCGCGACGATCTCGACATCAACAACCCCGAAACGGTCTCGGGAACGAACGTACCGACCGACATCATCGAACTCGAAGGTTCGGTTCCCGATGCGGTCAAGCAGGTTCAGCAGGAGATCGAGTTCGTCCTGTCGGCGATGCCGACTCCGCTCTACCGCGTCGGGTTTGCGGGTGACATCAACCGCGATGTCACGTCCGAGCAGCGGGCCGACTACCGCGAGGACGTCAAACGCGAGCGCCGGCGCCTCGAGTCTGACTTCGAGACGATACTCCGGCTCAAGGCCAAGGATTTCCTCTACGGTGACGCCCACTCCGACAAGCAGCTGGACGTCACGCCGAAGCTTCGACTCCGGCCGGAGGAAGCATCGTCGCCACTCCGTGATGAGGAGTTCGACCCCGAGGCGTTCAGCACGCTCATGACGGGCCTCTCGGAAGCGGCCGGGGCACGCGGCGGCGCCGAGGCGATCCTCCCGCCACGCGAGATCGTCGGGACACTCCTGGACATGGATGCCGACGAGATCCTCGGCGAGGAGACGGAGGCCGATCTGACAGCGCTCGACGAGGCCGACCCTCGCGTCCGAGAGACGTTCGTCGACCTCTACGGCGCCGAACTTGCAGGGCTCGCTGAGACCGATCCGGTCACGACGCCAGACGGACGCGGCGTGATCGTCGACGCCCACGAGGACGAGTTCGAGTTCGCCGGCGAGAGCTACCAGCCCGATGGCACACTCTACGTCGTTGCGACCGAGGAAGGCGCTGATGTCTACGAGAGTGATGATCTCGAGGCAGAGGACTGGACTACGGACATCGGCACCGGTGGCCCGGACGATCTCGAGGAAGCTGCCCTCGCCGGCGACTACGCAGCGCTCGCCGACCCGTTCGATGCGGACGAGGCAGAGGCGCTGCTCGACGTCGGCTTCGACTCCTGGCCCGACTCTTGGGAGGACGCCGATGTCCCGGCGCGACTCATCGCTCTGGACGCGTGGACGTCGATGGAGGCGTCGTTCACGGGCTGCATGAAGGAGATCGGTGACGCCGGAGTGTGTGCAGCGTTCAAAGACGAGATCCTCCAGACGACTGGGTGGCGATAGATGTCCGTCGGCTGTTGCGGCCAGACGGCGTCGACGGCTGCACTGGAGCAGCCGTCAGGGACCGAGGAAATCGAGGAGCGGTTCCTCGAGGCCGTCGCCGAGCGCTCGGCGACTGTCCGCGACCTCGTCGAGGCGACCGTCGCAGAGAACGATGCACTCCACCACGCCGAACGCCAAGAAGAAGGTGCGCTTGCAGAGGAACGCGAGAACTTCCCGCAGGTCTCTTCAGACGACCTCACCGACCGGTTCATGGAGTGGTTCCGGACAGTCCTCGAGGATGAGGTTCTGGACCCGGTCCCGCTGGAGGAGATCGAGGCTGGTGAGCACTGGACGGGCGAGTTCCTTCGGACGGGCTATCTCCGAGCGTGGCAGCAGGCCACCGGACGTCTCCAGCAGGAAGGTGTCGATGTCGAGACGCAAGACATCGAGACGATCATCCAGCTCCCGGTCCCGCAGCGCCAACTCCGAGATCTCTACCGGCGCGCGTTCTCGAACCTCGAGGACATCACGGAGGCGATGGCGCAAACGGTGCGCGAAGGTCTCGCCGATGGCCTTGAAGCGGGCGAGAACCCGCGGACGATGGCACGGCGCCTCGATGAAGAACTCGAGTCGCTGAAGCGTTCTCGGCTGAATACCCTCGCGCGGACCGAGGTCATCAACTCGCACTCGGAGGCAACCCTCGACCGGTACGAGCGCGCCGGCGCCGACACCGTCCGTCACGGCGAGTGGGCGGACGCCGACGACGATGACGTCTGCCCGATTTGCTCGGCGCTCGATGGTCGTGAGTACACGATCGACGAGATGCGGTCGGGCACGTTCGAGTTCGAACCGGGCTCGAACGACCCGGATTACCTTGCCGGCGAGTATCCGATCCGTCCGCCAGCTCACCCGAACTGCAGATGCTCGATTTTGCCTGTAATCACATGACACAAGCTCTTTACCCTGCCGGTGTGTTATACTGGTATGGCTTGGAAGTGCCCCACCTGCGGCGACGAGTTCGACTCGTTCCGGGGGTACGCGAACCACTACAACCTCAGCAGCGACCACTCCGGCAACGCGCTCGCCGACGCCGTCGGGTGCGAGACGTTGGCCGACCTCTACGCCACCATGTCAGAGAACGCCGTGGCCGAGGAACTCGGCGTCACCCGCCCGGCCGTGAAGGGCGCTCTGAAGTCCTGCGGCATCTCGCGCCGGGGGCAGTCGGAAGCGGAGCAACTGAAGTACGAACAGATGACCGAAGAGGAACGCCGGGAACTGACCGAGTCGGCACGCGACGAGGTTCGAGAGAAGTACGGAGACGGCGGCTTTCTCGGCCAGTGGGTCTCCGAGAACCCCGACGACCACGCCGAGGTCGCACGGGAGGCCGCCGCGCTCGGGGCTCCGGCCCGCGAGGAGAACGGGATGGCTGGCGCGACTGGGCAGGACAACCCCAACTGGCGCGGCGGGAAGAACATCCTACGCGCAGTCAAAAAGGCAACTCGACGGCACGCCAAGCTGCCAGCCGGACAAAAGAGAACCTCCACGCAGACGAATACGGACTTATTGCCGTCCGTTTCTCTGGCGCGTCAGATTCAGTGCCTTCACTCCGCTACGCGACACTCGAAGACTTCTAAGCTGAATGCCGATGACGCTCTGCTGAGGCCGAGGTCCAGACTCAGCACGAACACACGGACACATTTCATGCCACAGATAGCAAGGACGGAGAGTCGCATCGCCTACTGCGGCGAGCGCGATACCGAAGACTACGAACAGGTCGTACACGGCATCGCTCATGGCGAGGACGAACTCACTCTCGGGCTGAATAGCCCGAAGTACTGGCCGGCAGCTGAACTCAAGCGTGCAGCGCCGACGCTCGAGGGTCAGACCGTCTACAAGATTCACGGAGACGGTGACCGCGAGGCAGTCGGACGCGTGCTTCGGTCGGCATACCAAGCCGGACTGGGTGTCGTTTACG